TCTTTTTCATTTTTTATTTTTGTTTCTTCTTTTTTAGACATTTTTCACTCCTTTGTTATAGCTTGGATTTCCTATAAAAGTATAAAATTCAATAATATCTCCTCTACCAACATTAATTTCAGTTTGTTTTTTAATAAATAAAACATCTTTTAATGCTATGAAAGGACATATATCTGGTCCAGAACCTTCAAAGTTAATTACTATTTTTAATCTATTATCGCCATCTGTTTTATTATCTAAATAATAAAGTAAATCATCATCTGGAAATATATCTTTATCACCATTAAGATAATTTTCCATTTGATATTGAACAGCATTGTTTCCAGTAGATTTTTTAATTATTTCATCATATCTTTTAATTGTTGATTGCTTTGATAAAATCATTTTTTTTATACCATCTGGTTCTATCTTTTTTCCATTTTTATCAACTATTTTTTCAAGTTCTTTTATTTCTTTTGATAACTCAGTTATTTCTTTTTCTAAATCTCTATTTTTTTTATCAACAGCAATCATTTTTATAAATTGAGCTACTGTTATTTTTCTAAGTCCAATAGTTCCTGTTACTATTTCTCTACCATTTAAATATTTTGAATAATTAGGTGAATTGTATGAATAGACTGGTATTTTTTCGTTTGTTTGTTCTATGTTTGCTACTATTGCATTTCCAACTAACCATTGTTGTCCATCTAAAAATATGTTAATTTTTGTTCTATTTGGTGCGGCATAAAAACCTTGATTAGAAAATTGTTCTATAAATTCATCAGTAAAACCTTGATCTAATGTCATATATTACACTCTCTTTAATTGCCAATGAGGCATATCTTTAAAAGTTTTCCAATCTCCACCCCATTCAATGTTATATTTTTTCATTAATGGTTCAGCAATTTTTCTAATTTCATAATATTTTTTTGAACTAAAATCTAATTTTCCTTTAGAATCGCCAGAAAATGCAAAATCAATAGCATGAGAATAACCGTCATCGTGTGCTTGGTGCTGAGATTTTAATTTTACACCATCACATTTAGTTATTATTCCAGTTTTTTGCCCCCATTTATTAATAAATTTGGTTCTTCCATATGAATAATATTCCATTTGAGTTTCAACGGTTCTTAACCCTTCTGTTATTACTATATCATAAGGAGATATATCTAATAATTCAGTTACAAATTTAACTAAATTAGGGTGAACTTTTTCTAGTCTTTTTAAACTTAAAGGTCCAAATTTAAATTTTGTTTTTACTATTTCCATTTTAACACCTCTATTTTTTTATTTTATTTACAGCTACACTTTGCTTAGTTTCTTTTTTATTATTTTCTTTTTTATATTTCATTTTTTCATCAATGTCATTATTTTTAAATAATAGTTTTTCTTTATAAGAATTAGTTATATCCGTTCTATTTTCTAAATTGATAAAATTTAAAAAATCTAAATCTCCTCTAGTTTTTGCTAAATAATAATTTAATTGATTTGCATAATTATAATAAACTCTTATAAATTCTCTCATTCTATATAAAGGAGAATCTTTTTTTAAAGTTGTATTTCCTATTATTTTATTAATATAAATTTTTTCCCAAGTCTTTTGTATTGCTTCTTTTATTGTTTCTAAATCATCATCTTTCAACTCTAAACCTAAAGCATAAATACAATCTTGTTTTATATCTTTTGGTAATCTATCCCAAGTATTATTTAAATCTTTTTTTATTTCATCTATTTCTTTTTTATCTCTGATTATATGTGCAGAATAAATGTCGCTTTTGAAATAATTGAAGAAGAATGGAATTCTAAAATTTTCTTTCGATTCAGCTACAAATGTTGCAACTAATCTCCTTGAAAAATCCGTTGTACTTTGATTATATTGTGTATTTACAAATTTTACATTTTTAAGAACAAAATCACCATATGGATCTTCATTTCTTTTTTGAACACAATAAAAATCTAAACTATCAAGTTCTTCTAGTGTTTGTTTATATGGCTTATTTGGATTATCATTATTGATAAATAAAATTGATTGTAAAGGATATCCTTCTAATACTTCAAAAATCATTACTCCAGAAATTATTTGATTTGAACTCGAATATCCCATATTATGTTTAAAACCTATATGAAAGAAAGGTTCTGTTTGCCTTGAACTATCTATTTTTAACATAGATAACATTGGTCTATGAATATTAGTCATTCCTTTTTTATAAAAAAATACATTTAAATCTACTAAACTATTTTTTGTTACTATAAAATCCATATTTCTCCTAAAAAATAAAGCTCCCTTTTCAGAGAGCATTTTATTCAACGATACATTGTATTAAATAGTGCTACCTGGATTTAATTCACTTTCGTTGCTTACTTTTTCTAATTTTACTGGAGTAACTGCTACAGCTACGAAACTATATTGTTCTCCCATTGTTGCAGAACCACCAATCGAATATCCAGATGAAGTAAATTTAACTCCAACAATTGATTTACTGTATACCAACTTGCTAATTGGGTGAGTTATAAATAATTTTATTTGACAAGGTGGTAACTCATCTAAATGTTTTAATCTATCAAGCTCACTAAGTTCTATAATTCCATCTGTATCTAAATTTAATTTTGAACCTTCTACTGGTGAATAATTTTTAAGTTCTTTTCTTACTTTTTCTCCAATTGATTCATTAAATACAACAGCAGTTATATGTCCAGATATTCTTTTAAATCCATGTGTTAACCCTCTAGGGTCTGGGTCGCCAAAAGTGTATCTAGGTTCTTTTTCTGTTGAAGTAAAAACTTGTAAACTAACTATTGTAGTTAAAGGTATTTGATAATATTTCCTTTTTCCTTTTTCTTCCATAGCTATTGTTAAAAATAATTTACAATCTTTACCAGTTCCAACAGCATAATTATATATTTGTTTTTTGATTTCTACCGATTGTTGAGCCATTAAGGATTAACACCTCCGTCCCAAGAATAATATTCCTCATCTCCAATATTTGTTTCAGTTGCACCATCTACCATATTTAAATCCTCTATGCTTTTAGCTAAAAAAGCATATTGCTCTCTTACAGATAGCTGATTCACACCTATTCCAGATTGTCCTTGAGAAAATCTAAGTCCTTGTATTTGTTTTTGAATTTTTTTATTAGGATTATTATCTTTTACTCCTAACATTATTATGTCAAAATTAGGGAAATCATTTACTGATTCTATATCAGTTAAAGAATATTTAGGAGTGTAATCTTTTCCATCAGAGCTATAATTTACTTCAACTTGTTTAATTCCAGCTTTTTTAAGAACAGATTTTACTTCATTTACAAATCCTTCTTTTAAAACTTCAAAAACTAATGAGCCTCTAATTATTCTGGAACCTCTTGCTATTCCACCAGCTCCACTTAATCCTATAACTGGTACTGGTTCTATTGCATATTGTTCTATATAAGAGAAAGAAGAAGCTTGTCCGAGTTCAACTAATTCAAATTTAATTACTTGATTATATTCATTATATTTTGTAGGAACCTTCATAAAAAATTTTAGTTCAGTTCCATTAAAAGTATCAAATTCTTTAGATTTATTTTTATAATTATGAAAATTATCTTTATTTAAAGCCATTAGTTTATTTTCACCTCTTTCCAAGGTTCAATAGAACCAAGTATCTGAACCTTAGTAGCAACATCGTGCATAGGACTTCCAGCTGAAATTCCAAAAGTTTCTGATAAAAATGTAACTTTGTTGCATCTAAACATATAAGTTTTATTCGGTTCATAAACTCCATCAGTTATATTGTCAGCTGTTCCATAAACTACAATATCTACAGGTGGTAAATCTTGTAAATCTATATAATCCGTTTCAAATAAATCTGTTGTTAGATTTTCTATTGGTCCACCAATTAATTCTTGATCTTCTTCTAAAATTGTAAAATCTTCAAGTCCAAAACCATCTAAATTTGCAGCTGCAAATTTTTTAGTTTTACTATTATATTTTCTTATATCTTTAAACATAGAAAATATCATTCCTTGGTCTAATTGAGTAAAAACAATTGTTCCATATGTATTTCTTAAACCACTAGAATTCCCTACTGGATTTTTTCTTCCAGCTACTCTAATCTGTTCAGTTTGTCTATTTGTTTCAGCTAGTATTTGTTGTAAATTTCCAATTTCATATCTAAATTTTTTTGTTTTTTTAATACCATTACTATCTTTTTTTGTTAATGGTATTTCTAGAAAAACCCTAAGACCAGAACCTTTACAAAGAATTTTTCCAAGTAGCATATAATCTTTTTGTGCCATTGTTAATCATTCCCTTCATATTTTTCCCAGTCTGTTATTTTACCTATTGCCATAAATGAAGCAAAAGCAGAAAATTCAGTAGAGTTAATGGCGACAGAACTTCCTTGTCCGCTTAAAGCTACGCCCTCTAATACTTTTTTTCTAACTTCTATTTCATTGTTTTCATTTTTATTTTTTGCAATTAATATAATGTCAAATAAAGGCATTTGGCCCCAATTTATTTTTGTATGATCATTATGAAATTCCCATTTTTCCCATTCTAAATCTAGTGATAAAAAAGGACTATCATAAATTTCTGGAAATTCCATTTTATTTTTTCCATGATTTATTCCTTCAAGTATAACTTCTTTTAATTTTTCAAAAGAATCATGATGAAATACTTTAAAAGTCATTTGTCCTTCTGTTATTTCCATACCAGCGTATATATCTATTGCATCTATTGCTGTTAAATTAAACTTAGGTGTAGCACTGTTACTTGTACTCCAACCTATATCTTCCAAAAATCCTATATCATAATAAACTTTAGCATATTTATCAGCTGGATTTTTAGTAAAATATATTTTAGGGAATGCAAATTTACATTCAAATTCAGCTCCACTAATAGTTGCTGAATAAAATTCATTATTATTTTTTGACATATTCACCTCTTAATCTATTATAGGAGCTGTATTTTATATTACAGCTCCCAAACAAATTTATTATAATACTTTTACATTCATTCTGATATTTTGTAAAGTTTCTATTTCTGTAATCGAAAAATCCATAAACATTGTTCTTTCTTTTACACCATTTGGTTGAGTTAATCTTCCCATTATTAAATTAAGACTAAAATTAGGCATTATAAATTTATTAACTGCTGGTTTAAATACTGTATCTTCTAGTTCTGTTTTTATTAATGCTAATTCAGTTCCTTCATTTATTCTTTTACCTTTATAAGGCATTAAAATATCCTTAGAATCTTGAATTAGTTTATAAACAACATTTAAAGTATCTATCTTTTGAAATACATTATCATAGCTTGTCATTAATTGTGATCTAGAAACTGAACCTACTGATTGTGCTTGTTCTTGTTGTAATACACAGAATTTTAAACTATCAAGTAGTTGTAATTGTTTATCAGAAAACTTTAATTGACACTCACCTGGAAATATTAGTCCAGCAGGTGATCTATCAACACCAGCTTCTCTACAAATATTTGAATATTGTCTAGCTAGATAGTTTCCGTTAAAGTCTTTATTATTTATATTCATTATATATTTAGGATTTAATCCAGTTGAAATTTCAGAAGGAACAGCATCATTCAAAGTTATTTCTACTGAATTTGTATCACTAATTACAACTTTTTTAACAGTTGTAGAATGAATTAAAACATCTAATTTATTATGAGTATAAACTTCAACTTTATCTCCGACAGAAAAAGAAGTTGTAGCCTTTTTTGTAATTACTTTATCGTTATTAATAGTAGCTATTTTTGCTTGTGGGAATCCACTTAATCCTCCAAGTCCATCGTATTGGTTTACTCCAATTGGTACACTTAGGAATTTTCCTAAATCTATTCTTTTACCTTTACTATCAGTAATTGTAGATTGTTCTCTAATTTTTTCTTTTAATGTTTGACATCTTTCAACAAAATTAGCAATATCTTTTTTAGATAAAGATTTTGGTTGAGTTGGAGATAAGAATGTATAACAAGGATTTTGAGTTGTTGTAATTTTTAAATTATGAATTAATGTTCTTCTTAAAATAGAAGCATCATCTGATAATTTTACAATATTATACGAACTAATTACTTCAGTTTTAGTTCTTTCATCGGATTTAACATTAAATTTACCATCTTTTAATTTGACTATTGTTTCATCATCCAATTTAATCATTATATCTTTTTTAATTTCTGCAACAAGTTTTCCAGCTTCAACTTTTAATTCTATATAATCTTTCAATTCTTGTGATTGAGAATTAATTGTATAAGTTTTGGAACCTGTTACTCCAGTATAAGTTAATTCAGCATTAAATTTAAAATCTTTTGAACCATCTTCAGTGATAACTTTTGTTGTTTCTCCATTAATTTTAACTTCAAATGTATCATGAACACCATCATCAGTTTCACCAGCCGAATTTGCACTTTTAGTTCCTTTAATTGATAAATCAAATTTTTTATCAACTATAATTCCAGCTGTTGTATTATATGGAAATACACCTTTTATAATCTTATCAAAACCTTCAAAAGAATTTTTAATTTCTTTTACTTGTACTTTGTTTGGTTCTAATGCAACAGCATTATCTAACGAAATTCCAGCTAAAATGATTTCTCTTGTTTGGAAATTTTCTAAATTTTCAAAAGCAAAATCAAGTGCTTCATACATATCAGTTAATGAATTTGGATCTGGTTCATCACCATTTCTTTTAACTATTCTAACAACAGCTATATTTGAACCATCTGGTATTAATCTAATTATATTTTTTATTTCTCTAGTTAAAACTAAAGAATTGTTTTCAAGAGTTTCAATAGCTTCTTGTGCAGAAGATAACATTATAGGTTCATTTGGTTCTATAAATACTTCCTCAATTTCTCCATCTTCATCTCTAGTTTTCATTTTTTCTGGAAGAATACCAAAAATTGTATATACATCTTTTAACTTGACTTCAGCTGGTTTTGATTGATTAGTATCTTCTATATTTACATAAAAACCAGGAAGCATAGTATTTTTCTTATTATTTTTAGCCATTAATTTTTTTACCCCCTATGAGTTAAAATTATTTATATTAATAAGCTTCAAAACTACCTATTGAAAAAACATCTTTATCAATACTTAGAAAATTAGCTTTTTTTCTTTTTTTATTTAAAATTTCATCTGTAACTTCTGTATAAATCGAGTTATCTTCTTCATTTTTATCTTCTTTGTAATCAAAAGCAATTCTAAATGCTTCTAACAAATAATATTCATTATATGAAGAAATTTCTTTTAATCTAAATTGATAATATATTTCTATTGTTTCTAATTCATCTTTATCTTTTTTAGGAACACCTCTTATATTAGATATTCCAGATACTACAACAAAATTTGAAGTTATTCTTTTTGAATAAATATTTAAAGTTCTTTCTAAAATATTTAAAATCTTGAATTGTTGTTTCAATGTTTTTGTTTTTAAAGTAAAAATAAATTCGTTATCTGAGAAAAACATTTCTTCTCTTATTGGTATTTCTGTTTTTTTATTATCTCTTTCCTCTATCCTTGTTGTTTTACTGAATTTAGGACTAGAAGCTAAAATAACATTCTCTGATTGAAACATTTTTCTACTATCATTTTCTAATTGAGTATGATAACTTCTTCTATTTAATCTTATAAAAATTTGTCCATTATCTTTATCTAATGATTGTGTTGTATCATTAGGTTTTATATCATCTCCTAAAATAATTTTAGGCATAGGATAATTTTCGATAGTAAAAGAAAATTCTAATAATGTTTGTATTTCATCAACTAAATCTATCAAAATATCTGGTCTATAAAATGTAAATGTATCTTTATACTTTTCAACCATTTTTTTTAAATTTTCTTTTTTATTAGCATCTATTTTCATTTTTAACCTTCTAAATTAAGTTCATTATCAGATAGAATTTTTAATTCTTCAAAATTTTCTAATTTGAATTTTTTAATAAAGTTAATTTTTTTACCAACTATTTCATAAAAAACAAAATCATGATCTCTGAATTGTTCTTTATTAATGACTTTATAAACAGATATTATACTTTTTTCATCTATATCTAATAAACATAAATAATCTTCAGTAGTTATCTCTGAATAAAATAAAGGAAAATAAAATTTTCTTTTTTCATTAATAGTTGTATTTTTATCAGTTGTTTCAAACTGTTGATTATAAGCATTATTCACTTCATTTCTTATTTTTGAAGATAAAATAGCTTGTCTTTGCATTCCAGTTCCAAAACATTTAGGGCAATCTGGTTTTGGCTCAGAATCTATTAATCTATTTTCATCATAACAATCGCACTTTATAGTTCCTTTTAAAATTAGAACCTTACTTCCAGTAAGCGAGGCTTCTTTAAATTTTAAAGAATATTTGTTCTGCACAGAAAACACCACCTCTTTGCTCTAAATTTTTTCTATATGCTATTCCATGTTTTTTATATAATGAAGCATACAAATCTTTTTCAGCTATATCTATCATATTTTTAACTAGTTGAGTTGATAAAACTGAACCATTAGCTCCGCCGTCAACACCAGTAGAGAAATTACCTAATTTCAAATTGCTTCCAGCACTATTAATAGTTCCATTATTTAAATCTCCATTAACTCCGTTTATAAAACTTAAAGCTATTATGTCGTATAAACAATATAAGTTAACTAATTTTTTATACAACGGAAAATATTCTATGTCTTCTATACTACTTTTATTTAATCCGAATCTTCTTTTTAGATAAACAGATTTTTCTTGAATTAACTTTTTAAATTGTTCATCTGTTTTATTAGAAAATTCCAAACTTGTATCTTTTAAAAATTCTTTTAAATCTTTTATATTACTCCAATAAAATCTAGGTATTTCTTTTATAATATAATAAGTATTATTTATTTTTATTTTATAAATAACATTTGTTTTTCTTTTTATTTCATATTTGTTTTCAATACTTAATTTTATTTTTTTATAAGGAAAATCTGGATAAATTTCATTAGTATATTGTTCTATAATAACTGGTAAAGGGTTAATTTCTTTGTTTATTTTTAATCCATTATTATTTATATTTAATTTTATATTTTCATCTAAATTTTCAATCAATATAACTCCATCATTTAATGAAATTTTATATTTTTTTTCAACTTCGTAAAAATCTTCTTCGAATTCTATTTCTTTAATTTGATTTTCTCCGCCAGCGGAATTTTTTTCTTCTTTATTTTTGTCTTTATCTAAATCTTCATTAAAAAGATAATTTATATTGTTAACTTTTAAAGTATATTCTTCAGAAAAATTTCCTTCAATTTCAACTTCTTTTTCATCTATTATTTTAATAAGAAATTTATTTGTTACTTTTTTACCATTTTTATAAAATGAAAAAAAATTATTTTTTAAAGGATTTTCGTTTTCATCTAGCTTATATATAAGTTTTTTTTTGTTCCATTGAACTTTATTGTTCATAAAAATCACCTATTTTTTAGAAGATTTTTTAGATTTTTTTTCAGATTTTTCTTCTTCAGTAGATTGATTTTCTTCTTCATTTTCTTCTGTTTGCTCTGTTATTGTTTCTACAACTTCTTTTTCATCTTTTTTTTCTTCAAATAATTCTTTTATTTGTTCTTTAACTTCATTTTTATTTTCTTCAATTATTTCTTTTCCATTTTCATCAAGTTCAACAACTTTTACATATTTATTTTCAATATATTTATGAAGTTTCAAAATGTTTTCTTCTGTAGCTTCAACAAAATTATTTTCAGAATTAAGTAAGATTCCATTGTACGATAAATAATGAACTCCATATAATTTAATAATTTTCATTTATTCCTCCAATTTTGAAATAGGCAGGAAAAATTACCTGCCTATTCAATTTATTTATTAGTTAAAAACTTCATTTCTCTTTAAAGTAATAATAGGTTGATTTGCAGTTGGATCGTAAACATCATCAGTTACAGTAATATTTCTAAAAGCAAAGACACCATGATTTTTATCTAAAACAAATCCATATCTTTCTTTTAATTTTATTTTTGTAACATCAACTAATTTATCTTCTATTCTATCAACTGTTATTCCTTTTCCGTCATGAACATAACTTAATGCTCTTGAAGAATCGCATAACAAAATATCAGTACAGTTTTCAGAAACTGATGAATATTGAGCCACAGGTGCAGTTGTAAATCTAGTAGCTGGAGAATAAACCGTTGAACCTTTTACAAAATAAGAAACTAATGGAGTTACAATTATATTTAAATTTTTATTTTTTATAAGTTGAGGAACTTCCATTCTTTCTGTTTTATAAACAGCTTTTCCAACATGATTCCATTTCGTTACAGCATTTTGATAAACTGTTTCCATTTTTGCTGGTATCATAAATCTTATATTTGCAGTTTCTTTCAAATATTCTCTAATATTAGGCTCTTTGTAAATTACATTCCAAGCTAATGGGTGTAAGAAAATTACATCTATATTAAAATGTGAGTTTTGTGCTTGATATAGGAATTTTTCTAAATCTCCAAGTAACAATGTACCATTTTGTTGAATCGGATTTTGAAGACTTCTTCCAGATGGTTTTAAAGATGGTGTTGAAGATAAAGCGTCTAAGGCTGTAGTTGCATGTGCTTCTAAAAGTCTAATTGCCTCTAATGATTTATATCTTTTCATATCATTTATTGCAGCAGACAATAAAGTATTTATTAATGCTAAACCATTTCTTTCTAAAGCTTCTTGTGAGTAAGCAACCATAACTCCAACTTTACCTTTTGAAGTTTTAATAAAATCTTCTGTTGATTCTAAATTAATTGTTTTAAATTCTCCACCTTCAGCTACTCTAGCTGTTGCAGGAGAACCTTCTTCACCGATTACTACTGTATAAAATACAGTTGAATCTTCTAATGGCATGTCTTTAGAAACATATTGCCAAGCTTCAAAATCATTATATTGTATTTTTGTAACAACTCTATTTAATATTTGTTGTGAAAAGACACCTAATGAACTTGCAGAAAAGTCTTTTATAGATTTTCCAGTCTTTTCACTATAATCTTTAATTGTTTTTTCTATTTCTAATGATAAATCTCTCATTGAAAAATTCTTTTGAGTCTGTACATCAAAACCATTATTTATAATTATTTCTGAAAAATCTTCTATTCTTTTTACAAATTCCAAACTATCTTCCGCATTATCTTTAAATAATTTATCATCAACTATTGTTCTTTCTTTATTTAATGAAAGGAATGATTGTAAAGAATCTTTTATTTGTTCTTTATCGTATTCTACGAATCTTTTTGCCATTGATTAATATACCTCCGTTACATAGTTACATAAAATTCAACTATTTTCTTTTCATAATTACTATTTTTATAAACTGCTTCAAATGAATTATATACATTTCTGCTTAATCCAGCTGTATTTTTACCAGCTATTTCAAAGTCAAAACAACTACCATTTGTGTAAATCATATTGTCATAAAAATTACCTGGTAATATTGAACTAACTCTACCAATTTTTTGTGTTGGGTCATCTGTTTTTGCAAAAACTACAGGCATTCCAGCATAATATGCTTTTGTTTTAGGACAATCAGTTTTTGTTTCTCCAAATAACACTGGTAAAGTATCATCACCAATAGAAGTAGCTATTTCAGCAGTAGTTATCGGTCTTAACAATTGTCCTGGTTTAAATTCAAATAAACTTTTTGTTGCACCATCAGTTTTGTAAGCATATCCTCTTTCAAATAATGCTTCTGCTTGATAAACAGTAGGTGTTATTCCATGTAAATCATCCATATTGTTTGCAGTAGAAACAGCGCCTTCAGCATTTTTTCCACCATTAAAATATTGTTTTAAATGTTCAGTGCTTCTTAAACAAGCACCTATTACTCCATAAGGAGCTAATGTTCCATCTGCTGGTACTAAAAATCCATTATCATTAATAGCAACTGCTATTGATGGAGAAGTTACTAATTTTAATCCATCTGGCATTACTCCTTTTAAATAAAAAACTTCTTTTAAACTTGGGTCTGCCATTGGTGTTCCTAAACCAGAAGTTATAACTGATTTAGCTGTTCCTTTATAACCTATTGGTTCACTTAAAGCTCTATTTGTAAACATTTATTACCTCCATTAATTATTAAGTAACATAGCCATAACTTCATCATTTTCTTTTGAAGC